TACTAAAATTGTTTTAAGTTCACCATCGCAATTCACAACGAAAATAAAATCATTTTCAGAAAGATGTGTTAAGAAATCCTCATCCTCAATGTCAATATCATTATCTGCATGTTTCATTATATTGCCTTTTTAATTTGTTGTAATACTGTTTTGACTTTTTTTCTAATTGTTTTACGACCGGATCAGACTTCTTAAAGTAACTTGTATAATAATTATACACATTTGTATCTTGAAAAGAGACAACTTTAGGTAAAAAATAGGCCATATGTGCTGCTGCACTAAAACTGTATGCATCTATTTCATCTGGTATACCCAAATACTCTTGATTTTCTTTTATTTTGGGATCCATAATTTTACTTTTATACTCTTTACCTGGATTAAAATTTCTTTTCCTAGATTGATGCATATGAACGAATTCATGCCCTAACACACTAATTAGATCAAACATTATTGAGTTCCACACAGATCTATTAAGATCATAATCGCTAATTTCATAACTTGTTCGTATCTTTGGTAGCATTATTTCTAATTCTATACAAGGCAATCCAGCTAAGTCATAACTTGCATAGTAACATCCTGTAATATCATATTGGAGTTCTTCTAGACTTATGGTATATACAGGATTAATAGAGCATTCAGTAAATGGTATTTCTTTTCTTATATGATTAATTAATTGTTGACTTGTAATTTCTTGAAATTCTAATCTGTCGTAAAGTGTTTTTAGATTATATTTTAGATTAAAGTAATTCATTTTACTTAAACATTATTAAAGCCATTAGTACTGCTTGTGTGATAAATCCAGCACCAATAGTAATAATATTTAATCTATCGCGTAAAATAATTGCTCTTGCAAATAGTAAAGTTAATGCGCTCCAAATAAACAAAATTATTTCTAGATCGGGCATTTTGTCACTTAACCCACTAATAATAGCAATAAGATTAGGCAAGGTTGCACAATGAAGAATAATAGCTGTAGTCCAATTTAATGTATCTGCAGTAATCTTTCTAACATGAACCTGTAAAAAATTTAAAACATTTTCTGCAATAGCCTTGAAATTAATTTTCATTTTTATCCTTTGTAAAAAATATGTCTGCCGATTTTCATAATTCTTTCTTTACGCCATCCTGGTGCTACATAATCTGCGTGAAAGAATAAACTATTTGTAAGGGCACTTAATTTGAAATTTTCTAAATAAACCTTTTTAGCTACCTGCATACTTTCTATATATTGTGGACTTTGAGTATTTAAGATTCTTCTTTTATTCTCGCATACCCAACTGAATTGGCAAACCATTCTACCGCTAATTAACCCTTTGGCATAAACAACTTCACAAACCGATTTACCGAATCTACCATCGTTTAATCTATTTAAAGTAACTTGAGCTACTGCTACTTTTCCTTCAAAACTTTGGTTTCCTGCTTCATAGTATATATTTGTAGCTAAACATTCTAAGTCTTTAATCTTTGCATCAAAAGTTGGAATAAAAGAACTATTTTTTGTTTGGACTTTATGTAATTCAGCTTGTTTGTAGTCATAATAAATTTTACCAACATAACAAATCCCAAATAAAGAAACAGTTACAACAATGCATTTAATTAAGAATGCCAAGGAACTTTCTATATATTTTTTTTCCAATATACTTCCCTCCTTTGTGCTATTATAACACAAATAAATTGCAGTTACAATATTTTTTGACTATTAAAGATTAATTTTGACGCCTGATAGGCCCAGTAATTGATTATTTTTGGCCTGGGCCAAAATTGCTTTAATTAAATCGCCACCAGTATTATTTTGACTCATTCCATACAATAAAGCATCTGTACCTATGTTGGAACTGTCAGCACCATAAAATGGCAATAATGTAACAAAATCAAATATAATTTCATTACTATTGACATTATTTAGTTGTAATTGTTGTGCAGTAATATTGGAAAAATTTGCTTTACTATAATTTGTAGTTTCGAAATATATTTGTTGACATACAAAATCATAATTGTCATTTATTAACCTTACAATATAACTAATATTATCATTCTTATCATTTACAATTGTGTTTAATAGATTATAATATTGTGTTTTATACTGCTCACAAAGATTACTAAAATAATTAGGGTTATTTTGTGCAAAACTTTGTTCTTGACTATCTATAGTTATACCAGCATTAGTTCTACTAATTAACTCCAATAAGGATCTTATTTGAGGGCCATAGCTAGTAGCATATAGTGCTGCAATGCCATTATTAACTTTTTCCATAGGTTCTAATAAGTAGCCTGATGCTGCACCTATTACATTTAGTACAGTTATAGTCTGATTGTCTGCATTTTGTGGCAAGTAACTTCTTAAACTATCAATAATGTCCTGATTTAATAGACTAGAGGTTGAACTAATAGAGGATATCTGATCTACACCGTCTGTTCTTAAATTTTCCAACATAGATGCAAATGTGGCACCAATTACAAAAACTAGGTTAGGTGCTATTTCATAAATCTTTTTACCTAAATCTTGCATTCTTGTAAATTGGCCATCATTGGGAATCCCACTAGCTTTGCCTATATCAGTATAGTCCATTGGACTTGTCATTCTTGGTACTGTAGTTTCTAACACTGATTGTATCAAAATTAAATCTGCTGCATTTGTTATCTTAGATAATGTAGAAGCAATTCTGGAGGTATAATTCACATTATATAAATTATTTAAATCAACTCCCTGTGCTGTTAACTCTGTAGCAAAATTATTTACAAAGCCTAGCCCATTGTCCAACATAGTCTGTGCCACTGCATTAGGGGTACCGAATTGTCCAGTTGGGACAGCGGCAATTAGTTTACCAATGTTTTTAATTGCCAGCATTGCCGATTTGCTATTTTTTATTACATTAAAATTTCCTGTTATAAGGTCTGTATAATTATTAGATCCATAATAGGCAAAATTAGTATTTTCTGCTTGGTTTAAAGATTCAATGTATTCATTCGAAGTTGTTACCCAAGTTATAGCCTGATTAAAATTATTAATAAAATAGAATAAGTCAAAAACTTGATTATTGCTTAATCCTCCACCGCCTGTTAGTCTAGAAATAGAAAGGTCTATATAATAAACCAAACTACCTTGTAGAGGAATAGGCAATTGGCCATATTTACTAGGCAAAACACCAGTAATTGCTGGAATTGCACTATTTGCTCCAAATATGGTTTTAGTGGGATCTTGCCAATATTGACCAAAATATCCGGATAAGTATGGTTTATAAGGTTCTGTTGTAGGTACTAATGGGTCTCCAACTGGTAAATAGTCACCATTGTTCAATTGTTCTGCTACAATTCTGCCTTGACTGCTTAATGAACCAGCATATACTCCACTATTTGCTCTTATTTCTAAAACGCCGCCATAGGTCCCTGTATCACCAAACCAGTTATAACCATTGCCATTATTAGTGTACATGATGCTGATCTTTAATTTTTAAATTAAAAACTTGGACCAGAATCTTGGGGTAACCCCAATGACCCTTTATAAACAATTTTACCATATACTGCAAAAGTTCCTTCAGCTATTTCTGCTTTTTTTCCCACTTGCACTAATTCATATCTTAGGTCTTCGTCGGGACCACAGTCTTGAGCAACTCGTTGTACAAATATTTGATCGCCAATGATAATAAAATTTGTGCCTGTAATACCTGTTGAAGGCAAATTAAGTGTTGGGTATGAAGTAGGGCGGGCGCCTTGATATCCGCTAGGTGAATCTAGTCGCCCGTCGTTCCAGCCGTCCCAAACTCCGTAATAGTTATACTGTTCATTTACATTAGCAGGATAAATCTGTTTACTGTCAGTAAATCTTTGCATTTCTGTTAAAAAATCTGGATTTACAAATAATGAAACATCAGAGCCAGTTCTTAAAATATCAGCTAAGGCTAATTGTAATGGACTTAGCCCTTGAGTGCTTTGCGGAGTACCACCTAAATAATATTCTGGAATGCCTTGTGCCATTTTTTATTTATAACCAGCTTGTGAGAGTGCTTGATTGAACATGTCAAATGCTATTTTTTGTGTCAATTGTTCAGCAAAGCTTGGCTTAGTAATTCCTTCAGGTCCACCTAATGCTGCACCAGCTATTGCCATTGCTAGTCCCAACATACCACCGTCTGACACAAATACATCTGGACTAGCTGTCTCTACTTTATGTTTACACCATCCTATTCCAGATTTTGTTAAAGGCGGCTTTCCGTTAAACAATACACCTACAGGAACATCACCTATAGCACCACCGCAATGAGTTGGTGGACATTTTTTGGCTCCACAACAAGGATGTGAAGAATAAACTGCACCTACTAAAGCTGCAGGTCTTCCATTTACATAGATGCCAGATGCTATTGGGGGCCCAATTACACCACCAGGCCCAAATATATCACCTATTCTTACCACACCACCAGGCATAACGCTCCTTATACTACAATAGACCCTTTACTAACTGTCTTTATACCTGTTACTGTACTTAAATAATGATTTTCCATTTCTTTAATGACAGGGGCAAACATAAGCACATGGTCTTTGCGAAGTTCAATATCAATAGTATTTATATCCCCACAAAATAGACTTTGCATAAGACCTATACCTTGAGCACTAGGCATTACTGTGCAAGGTTTGCTTACTGTAAATTTAAGATCGTCTACAGAAACTAATTTTGCCACTACCTCGTCACCATTTACAAGTTTGAAACAAAGAATGTCACCATCCGAAATTTTTTGTTTATTGATTAGCATGTTTTTTCCTTTAATTGAGTTTTATTAAATTAATTATTCTTCTAGCCGTGCTTTTAATTGGCTTTCAGTTAGTTTGGTTAGCCCAGTATATCCACCATCTACAAATAATTTACCATCTTTATAAAGTTGTGGTACTGTGCGATGCCCCTGACTTAATACAAATTCTTTTGCTTCAGCATCTTCATCTATTCTTACTTCTACAAAATTTATACCTTTATTCTTTAAAAAAGTTTTTGCATTTACGCAAAAAGGGCAATTTGCCTTACTATATACTGTAATCATCGAATTCCTTTCTTATCTAATTTTTAAAGAGAAAACCCTTTAAATGTATCATTAGCCACATCTCTAACTACACCGCCAATGATATATGAACTTAATTCTACCTCTTGTGGTGCTACTTGTACTTCTGCTCCAGCTATCCATTTCGCAGTCCAAGGCAAAGGATTGCTGCCAGGTTTAATACCACAATTAAGTCCAATAGCAGTCATTCTTTTACAAGTAAGCCAATCCACATAGTCACACAGCAATTGTGTGTTTAAACCTATCATACTGCCATCTTTGAAAAGATAGGTTGCCCATTCTTTTTCCTGTTTTGCTGCATCTAGAAACATTTTCTCAACTTGTTGTTTTGTTTCTTCTTTTATTTTAGCAAAATCTGTATCATCTTGTGGTAATAATTTTAAAATTGTCTGTGTAAACCCTAAATGTACATTTTCATCTCTTGCAATAAATTTAATTGTTTTAGCATTGCCTTCCATTTTCTTTAATTCTGCAAATGCCCAACTACAGGCAAAACTTACATAAAAACGAATACCTTCTAGTGCATTAACACTATTGATAGCTAGCCAAAGTTTTTTCTTTAATTCATAAAGATTTACTTCAATTTCCTTACCATTTACTGTATGTTTACCTATACCCAGTGTTTGGTATAATAGGCTTGCATCAATTAGGTCATCATAATATTTGCTAATATCTTTAGCACAATTAATGATTGGTTCTATATTTAGAATTTCATCAAATATTTGGCTAGGATCACTATAAATGTTTCTAATTATATGCGTATAGCTTCTACTATGAATTGTTTCATTGAATGCCCAAGTTTCTATCCATGTTTCTAATTCAGGAATACTTGCTAATGGCAAAAATGCTAGATTAGGGCTTCTCCCTTGAACACTATCCAATAGAATTTGCCTTTTCAAATTACTAGTAAAAATGTGTTTTTCGAATTCTGTTAATTCTTTAAAATCTTTAGCATCGCGTAGTAGATCTATTTCTGTAGGTTGCCAAAAAAATCCTACCATTTTTTCTGTTAGTTTTTCAAACTGGCGATATTTTAATGTTTCGAATCTTTGCAAAGGGCTCATTCCCTCTGGATCTAAAAACATTGTAGACTCGGTGTGTTTGGCTTTATTCTTATAATTAAAAACACTCATATTTTCCCCTTAAATTACGCAACTATCACAATTTTCATCGCTGCTTTCTGTTATTTCTTCTTCTACTTGTGGTGCTGACAATTTATCAACATCTATCTCACCTTGCCCATCGTATGTTTGAAAATAATATAATTGTTTGCCACCAAATTTATAAAATTGTAAAATGTGTTTTATCATTTCACTCATTGGTATTTTTTCTTCATCATAGCATAGCGGATTGTAGCTGGTATTTACACTAATGCCCTGATCTATGTATTTTTGTAATATTGCACATAGCTTTAAATAACCATCTGGGCTTTTCTGATCCCATAGTAATTCGTATTTGTTCTTTAATTTACGATATTCTGGTACAACTTGTTTTAGTACCCCATGTTTACTTTGCTTCACACTAACATAGCTTCTTGGTGGTTCAATGCCATTAGTTGCATTGCTGATTTGTGCAGATGTTTCTGCAGGCATTAGTGCCATTAGTGTGGCATTACGCTGTCCTACCTGTTGAACTTTTTGCCTTAGTTGACCCCAAGGCATGCGTTCTTTGTGTGGCACAAGGTCATCTACATCTACTTTTCTTGTGTCAATAGGCAAAATACCTTTTGCACTTTTAAGATCTTGCCAACGGGTACATGCACCTTGTTCCTCTGCTAGATCTATGCTGGCTTTGAGCAAGTAATAACTCCAGGCCTCTGCATATTCATCTACTAGACTCAGTGCTGCTGGGTCACTATAACTGGTATCGTGTTTAGCCAAAAAGTATGCAAAATTAATAATACCGATGCCCAATGGTCTAAATTCCTGTGTGGCCAATGCTGCTGCCTTCAGCGGATAATTCTGATAGCTTAACAATGCATCAAGACCTCGTACTGCTAAGGTACACATTTTTTCGAAATCTTTTGGGTTACGAACATTACCCCAATTAATTGCACTTAGAGTGCATAGTGCAATTCTGCCATTTTCGTCATTAACATCGTTAAGGGGTACAGTGGGCAAGTCTATTTCGCAACACAAATTACTCATTTTAATTGGCGCAACTGCCTCATTAAACGGGCTGTGTTGATTTGCATGGTCAACATTTTGTAGATAAATTCTACCTGTATCTTTACGCTCTTGTACAAATTTACTAAAAAGCTCTACTGCCTTATAAGTTTTTTTCCTAAGTTTTGTATTCTTTTCTGCTCGCTCATAAAGCTCTTTAAATTTATCCTGATCGTTAAAAAAAGCATTATACATATCAGGAACATCGTTAGGACTAAAACAGGTAATATCTTGTCCATTTACTAGTCTTTCGTACATTAATTTGTTAAATTGTACCCCATAATCAATATGTCTGACACGATTATCATCTGTGCCTTTATTGTTCTTTAATACTAGTAAATCTTCTACTTCTAAATGCCAAATCGGATAGTATAAAGTAGCAGCACCATTACGCACACCGCCTTGACTGCAGCTTCTTGTTGCAGTTTGAAAATGTTTATAAAATGGAATAACTCCTGTGTGGTATGCATCTCCGTTTCTAATAGGGCTACCAAGTGCACGAATTCTACCTGCACCTACACCTATGCCTGCTTTTTGGCTTACATATTTTACTATGCTGCTCGCCGTAGCATTAATACTATCTAAACTATCGTCTGTTTCAATAAGAACACAACTACTAAATTGTTTTTGTGGTGTTCTTACTCCTGCCATTACTGGTGTTGGTAAACTAATATCATGGCCGCTAATTGCGTTATAATAATCTTTTACCCAATTTAATCTTGTTTCTGCTGGATAGCTTTGGAAAAGTGTAGCCGATATTAAAACATAGGCCATTTGTGGAGTTTCGTAGATCTGTCCTGTAACGCGATTTTGTACCAAATATTTGCCACGCCATTGTTCCATAGCCACATAAGTAAAATGTTCGTCGCGTTCGTGATTAACAAAGCTATTGATTTGTTCCCATTCTGATTCTTTATAGGCATTTAAAAGTCCTTGATCGTAAAAGCCAAGTTCAACATTTCGTTTTACCAATTCTAATACAGTACACGGAGTATAGTCTCCATATACTTGTTTTCTTAAATGATAATTAATTAATCTGCCCGCAACATATTGATAGTTAGGACTTTCCTCACTGATTAGGTCTGCTGCACTTT